GATAAACTTACGGCTGGGATCTTTACCCCAGGCATCAAGAGTGTCAAAGAACTCTTGACGACCGACTTTAGTTTTGTTCACATAAGCACCGTGCTTGCTGGTAATGTGGAGCACATCATAACCACGATCAGCAAACTCCTGCATGACGTTGGTGCCAGTCAGCAATGCCCACAGCACACGAGTGTTAGGAGCAGCAACCAGGATCTTCTGGGCAGCATCACCATCAAGTTTGGCAACGATGTCAGTCAGCACCTGGCGGTCATTCTCAGCAGCGAGCAGCGACTTGTGGCGCTCGATGTCAACAACGTGAGGGAGAATGGTAGGAGGAATGATGCTACCATTGCTGATCAGTTCAGGAGCAGGAACATTGATCAGCTCAGAACCATACACATCAGTGTTGTTCATACTGATAGCACCACCACGATACTTAGGAGTGGCAGTCAGATAGTATGCTTGCTTGGCAGTCAGCGAAGCAGCAGCAACTTCTTTGAAGAAGTCACGACGCACAGAGTTGTGCGCCTCATCATAATAGATGGTATCCACATCAATACCTGCCTCGTTGATACGACGCAGAGAGTTGTAAGTGGTGAAGATCAGTTGGTGAATGTTAGCAGCAGCACAGACACCAGCGTGACACTGGATCTCAGCAATCTTGGTGGTGCTGTTGCCATCAACCTCACCACTATGAACGTGGAGAGTAGCAACATCAACCTTGCCATTCAGTTCAGCAAAGAATTCTTCATACAACTGAACAGACAGCAGGATGCGAGGAGAGACCACTACAATGGTCTGAGGGCGGTCTGCCTGCTGGAGACGGCGCAGGGTGTCAAGGATCATCACAAGGGTCTTGCCGCCGCCTGTGGGGCAGGTAAGACGCCCACGATCAGCAGACAGCAGAGCATCGAGCATCCGCTGCTGGTGGGGGCGAAGGGTCAGGGTCATGCGGTGCGTCGTTGATGAGAATAGTATAGGGCATGAGAAAGGGGTCCGAAGACCCCATGTGACAGTTCATTCATCGTCCACCCGATCCACGGATGCAATGTCACACACTGGGACTTCATGCTCACCAGCAACCAAATACCAATGCATCATATAACCATGGTATTCTGGATGTGCTTGGTATTCAGTGGTATACTCACGTTCACCACAATACATTAGTTCACTTTCTGGAATATTGTGATCACGGAGCATCGCTTGCAGTTGCAGATGCGTCAGTTCATATTGTGTGGGGACTTTCATGCTGTTTTACAAGTGTCTCGCCACATTAGCATGAGGTGAACCCATTGTCAACCCTCAGATGCTGGTGGATTTGTGTTCTCAAATACAATGTTAGCATTTTGATCAAAGACTAACACTCTAAAATAGAAATCTGGATCACTACAATATGATTGTGGTGGAAACCACTCAGATGCATTTAAAACTGCAACTTCTTCGCTACTATATTCAATGGCACAGTCTCTTTCTGCTCCCATGATAGAAATAATATCATCAGGAACATAATCAGCATAGAAGTCTAGACATGCTTGCTTTTTAGCATCATCAAATCCAGAAAATTTCTTATTTTCAAAATGCAATAGGCATACATTGTTCATTGCACAATGACTACCTGCTAATTCAAATGAAGATAGACTTTCGATTGCGGTGATCATACTACATCCTCTCCGTTGTCAATTCTAGAAATAAGATCATCTAATGATCGTTTGATACTATCTAGGTTTTGATGTTGGTTGCTCCATGGTGTTCCTTCAACTCCAAGTGCAACAGGATTTTCTCTCATTGCACGGATCATCGCATCAGTATACATTCTATCAGTAATATCTCTAACCATGAGATATCTTACCATCTTATCCTTGAACTGAGTATAGAAGAAGTGAGCAGGTAGTGTCCACTGATCTTCAGTATCAAGATAAACTGCATCAGGATTGTTTACCTTATATACATTGACAAATGCATCGGGCGACATTGGAAACTTGATAGTCTTTACGTCAGTAACATCTGCAAATAGTGCAGGAAGATCTCTCAGTTTCTGACGATAAGTTGTGTATAGTGCTTTGACCTCATCTGATAGTGGGCTATCAGAAAGCATTGCAAAATCAGTTTCTTGAAGTAAGAAGTTGCGAGCAAGACGAACAGTGAACCATGTTTCAGATCTAACCTCACCATACATGCGTCCCATTTCTTCTTGGAACTCTTCATTCTGTAGTTGCTCAATATTGAGGAAAGTTTCTTTTAAAAACTCATAGAAAGATCTAGCAGCCTCTACATCAGACTGCTCCATCTCATAATCTTTCCACTCATATTCACCAGTCTTGAAATTTTTGATGAATTTGCGTCTCTGCACATGGTAAGTATTGTTATCATACCAAGTAAATTCAACCAAACGATCCTTTTCAGTATCCCACAGAGGATACAATTTAGGACGAACAGTATCGGTCCAATAAGTATCAGGAACAGTCTTCATGATGCCCCTGTAAACAATGGCACGATCCATCAAGTTCAATTGAATGACCAAATTTGGTACATTACTATTTGCTACAATACCCATGAGAGGCGAATATACTATGTGCTCCTTCTATTTAGAATGCTTTAATTAGATACTTGACTAGGAAGTATGGTTCGATCAAAGGGATAACTTGATCTGGATCTAGAACAGCAGTTGGAATAATTGGAGTTGCAGATGACAGTGTTAATGTCAAATCATTAGCAAAAATACCAGATGTATATGTAGAGTTTGCTGCGCCACCAACAGAATATGTTTGCTTATCTCCTGAGGTTGGCATTTTACCTTCAGCAGCAACAAATACTAATTCGGTTGTTAAATCATTTTCATATGTAACTTCAAGAATACCATAGTGGTCAGAGTTTGTGCTCTGATCTGTTCCTTGTCCTCTTGTCTGTCTGATAGAAAATCTGGTTGTTTCAGTTTTAGCAGCTTCTGGAAGATCAATACTGTAAGTATACCAATTTGTTGGATTACCTCCCGTGCCTGTTCCATCATAGTCAGAATTGATTTGTGCTGTGGTTGGGATTGGAACCAAAGTTCCAATAAATCCAGAACTTGGGAAATTTAAACTTTCATCAGTATTGTAATATAGTAAAAGTTCATCACCACCATTTTCTGGAGTTTCTCCACCATTCTTGTTATTACCTCTTGCTGCTTTAACTGTAAGTCTCGTAATATCAGAAGCATCAACTGTAGCTAGTGTAACAAATCTAGTTGATTGAGTGCCACCAAATTTCAGATATGTTGTTGGTTCATCACTACTGACAAGAGTTAATCCTTCCAATTGACCAGTAACTTCACTAAATCCAACTGTAGCATAGTTATTGACACCCGCACCATTTAAGATACGAACTCGTGGTGCCTGCGTATATCCACTACCACTATTTGTTAAAGTAATGCTAGAAATTTTATTTCCAGAAACCTGAGCTGTTGCAGCAGCACCAGATCCACCGCCACCACCTTCAAATACAATTGTTGGAACTTGTGTTGTTGGTAGTTTAAAACCATTAGTTGAGTTGGTTCCAACACCAGATGAATAGAAATTTACACCATTATCTTGGTTACCAGATCCAGCAATGAATACATCACCAATGGAAATACTTTCTGTTCCGCCTTCATATCCAGTAATAGTTTGCCAACTAATCTTAGCGTAACCATCAGAACCAGCAGAAGAACTAGTGCCACCATTACTGACACCAGCACCACCTTCACCAACAGTAATTGCAACGGAGGATTGTCCTGCAAATGCAGTTGCTGGGATTTGTGATACTAGGAGACCACCTGATCCTCCGCCGCCTCCACCAGAAGTCCAATAACCCCTATCTTCTTTAAGCGTAACAGTAACATATCCATCACCAGTGTTAGTATTTCCCTGAGAAACAACGCTAGAGAAATAATCAGATCTTACAGCAGAAACACCACGGAAACCACCATATCCTTCTTCGTGACCACCTGATCCACCGCCACCAGCACCTGCTGTTCCACCAGCGTTGTCTCCAGCACGACCACATCCGCCGCCTCCGCCGCCACCGCCGCCGCCTGTGCAACCATAATTACCACCAGTAGCACCGCCACCAGTGAACAATGTTTGTGTGGTTTCAATTACGGTATCACCTGGGTTGGGGTTGTTTCTACCATTCTGACCACAACTTCCCTCACCAAATCCACCTCCACCACCACCGCCAGCGGCGCCAGCGATAATAACGTTACCAGACTGTAATCTGACTAGAGTAGCAGCACCTCCACCACCACCATCATTACTACCATATCCATTACCAGCTATTCCACCTTTACCAGAGTGTACAGCATTTGCTTGAGAAGCATATGCTCTACCAAATTGTCCTGGTTGAATTTTAAATACTGTTCCTGATGTAGGATTGCCGTAGTTTACTTTAAAATATCTACCAGCACCACCAGTTCCAGCAGTACCACAACCATTGCCACCAAAGTTTCCGCAGTTTCTACCACCACCACCTGCTAACTCGAACGTAAGTGAAATGATGCCATAATTACTGTTGCTTGGATTTGAAGTATATGTTTGATCGGTTCCACCAGAATATGTAAAAGTAGTTGCAACATCAGCAGTTGATGTTACTGCCCTAGATCTTCCCTTCGTTCCATTTACTCCAGTAACATTTACTCCAGCAGTTCCTTCTGCATTAGTAGGAACGACACTAGTGTCTTCTAGATTAACATTCCAGTATGGTCCATCGCCACCGTCTCCACCATTACCACCACTTCCAGTTCCATTTTGTGTAGTAACTACATCACCAGAGAATGTGCCTGTGATAGATTGTGTTCCAGCACCACCACCATTTCCACCAGAGTTTGTGCTAGCAGCACCACCACCAGATCCTCCACCAGCAGTCATTGTGAGTGGAGTGCCATTACCAATCTTAAAGGTTGATCCACCACCATTATTTCCAGCAGTGGAATATGATGCACCAGAACCACCAGCGCCAACTAATGTAACTGTTGCCTGATCAATATCACCAGGAACAGATGCTGTATAGTTTCCAGCACTACTATATGTTACATCTGTAGTGGCATAAATGGGAACACCATCCGTTGTAATTGTTCTGCCACCGACTAAACTGACACTAGTAAACTTTTTATTAGTTGGTGTTCCATAATCAGTTTGTTCAACATATGAACCAGCACCTGCACCACCAGAAGCATAGTAGTAACCTTCTTCTTTAATAGATCCAGAGTTTTGATCACCACCACTCCAGTTATAAATGTCATATGTTCCAACACTGCCATCCAAAATAGGTGCTTTAGATAGAACGTGAGTGTGGTTGTATGCAATACCGCCTGGTGGTAAGAAACTATTAACTTTACCAGTAGATGCTTTGTAAGATACTGTATATCTGTCACCAGATACTGCCTGTGGAGATGGTGTATCTTGTGGTGCTTCAGAGTGTAATAAGAAGTGCGAGTGCTGTGGAGCACCAGCAATTTTCTTTTCTTGCAATTCTACATCAATAACCTGAGCACCAATAATCGATGCTTCTACAGTTTCAACAACATTTGTGTATCCCGTAGTAGTAATGTTGCCCAGAGAAAATTGGTTCTTCTGAGTATTCTTGTCCATATACCAATTACCATCAATGGTATTGATACCAACTCCTAGTTCAGAGTTACCAACGTTTGGTGTATTTGATCCATAAACGGGACCATTGCCAACAATTCTTTTTGCAATTAAGTCAGGAACTCTAAAAGTTCCCATATTTGTATCTGGCCAATAGTCCCAAATATTACTTTTAGTAATATTCTGGATTTGACCAACATCGGAACTAATTCTGATTTTATATGTGGGCGTAGTGCCACCATTTGTCGCAGAGAATGTTACAGTAGGTGGATTTTCTGGATCGTATCCTTTACCAGGATTTAATACTTCAACGCCAGAAATAACACCATTGACTATGGTTGCCGCTGCTGTTGCTTGAACAGGAGTAATACCAGCAAATACTTGGTTAGCACCACTAGGGGGAGCATCAATAGTAACAGTTATAGTTCCACCCCAACCAGCGCCACCACTTATAATATCAATACCATCACTTGCAGTGCCACCATAATCATTTCCAATTGCTTCAAAGAGTGCTGGATAATCGTGAATATAATATTCCGATCCATCACAATAGATGTAACCAGGATATTGATATTCTGGATTATTCTCTGGTTCAGCATCACCAGCAATTTCAGTATAAGCAGTTGTTCCACCTTCTAGACTTGGAACAATCGCGGGAACATATTCGTGATCGAACGATCCCTCAACAGATTTTAATACCTGAATGATAGTGCCAATGCCTTGACTATCAGGAAACTTATCTGTGTAATAGAGTTCTCTTCTATTTCTATACTTTGGATTTGTTGCAACCATCGTCTTTAATACTTAATTAGATATTCCATGATGATATAAGGACTGGTAATTTGATCAAGAGAAGCAACTTGATCAGTTTGCAGTGTCAACGTCGTTTGTAGATTGTCAGGGGACAACAGGAAACCGTTTGTTTTGATTTTGTATGTATGTGTTCCCTGAGTAAGAAGAATTTTATGTGAGTGAATGGTTGGATCACCATCATTCTGCACTAGTTCTTCAATCTCAGTGAAAACATTATTGACTTGAGGATATGATTGTTGGGTCTTCGACTGTGTATTACTATTTAATGGAACAACATCAGATAAACTTGTTCCTTTCCAATCATTAGGAACGCCAGTTGCACCAGTTACATAGGTAGCGGGAACAGTTCCAGTATCATTATAACTACCCTGATCTAACTGATTACAACTTCCAAGTCCTAGACCGAAGCTAACAAAGTTTGGTGGTGCAGCAAAGTCAACATCTTCCAAACTAAAATTAGTGCTACTTGTAAGCAAACATTGATATCTCAATGAGTTTAGACCAGCAGATCCTGCCAAGTCATAGCAGTAGTTAGAGTAAACAACCTCAAAACCTGTGTTAGTTTCAACTGGTTGAGATCTAGAAGTTTGACCAGATGCAATTGCCCAACATGGTGGTTGGTTTGTGCCAGCACCTTCACTACTACCACCATTTGGATACTGAGTGTTGTCTAACCAATCTTGAATTGGAATAGTTGTTGCAGTAAAATAAGATCCAATACCCTGAGATCTTGGTTCGGTATCTTCATTAGTAGTTTTAATTCTCAATCTATTTGTGGTTGAGAAGTGCATGTGGGAATGCAGTGCCAAACTATCAACTGCTTCTTGATCTGTAAATCCACTATTATTTGTTCCCTTTGACCATGATGGTTTTCCTTTCAGTGGAATTTCATGGGAAGGAACAGTAAAAGTTCCGACATAACTTAATTGAATAACTGTGGTATTTCCAGTCGTTACACCTGCTGTTGGTGTAGCAGTGATACCCATACCAGATCTTCTTTTCTCGTTACCATTTTGATCTTCAGTAACGATGTTAATATAAGAACCAGCAGCAGCACCAGTGGTTGGTTTTGGATACTTAGAACCTAAGTCAGGAACAATGAACTCATCGTCATTAAGAATATCAAGTGCATCATTATTAATATCATATCGAATAAATTTAGATGCAGATCCTACACCTAAAATTTCTGCTAACTGCGGATAATCATCCGCTTTATAGATAGTTCCATCACATTTTAGATAACCAGCAGGTAGAACGCTGATATTATCCTCACTA